GTCCTGACCGAGCTTGACCGCGAGCTCCAGATACGCCAGCCGGGCCTTGGCGTCGGAGTCGAACAGGACCTCCCGAGCATCGTCCCCTGTCCCGACCGTGAACAGGAACCCGGCGTCAAGAGCATTGTTTTTGCCCTCGTTGATGGCATCCATCTTGGTCGCCAGGAGGTCCTCCAGGCTCGGTGTATACTCGGGATCGGCCGGGGGCTCATCTGGGGATGCGTCGGAAAACTCCCAAGCTCCTCCGACAAACCTCCTGATCTTGCCAGGATATGGAAGTGGCGGAGCGATGCTGGTCGCGCCGGCCGGAATGAGCCAGACGCCAGGCTCAAGGGGTGATGGGTCTGCATGGCCCTGTCCGAGATATTCGCCCGTTTCATGGTGGTAGTGATATATTTCCATGTTGCCCCCTAGTATTTGATGACCGCAAGCAGTGCGATGTTGCGCGGCCGTGTTTCTGCGCCGCCATAGTAGTCCGACCAAGCCGGGTTTTCAGTACGGTTGTATCTGTCGTTCGATGCGCCTGACTGTACGCGCGCCTCGTTTAAATATATTGAGTCCGTGTAGGAGTGTCGGTGACTGCGAATTTCATCTGACTGCGACGAGCCGAATTCGCGCCCGGAGTCAACACCACGCGAATCGTCGAAAGCTCTGACAAACTCGCCTCGCAGGTCTGGAAGTGCGAAGGTTGTTGCCCCATCTCCTGCCCCGAAAGTGGTTCCTATCGCCGCGTAAAGGCTCGAATAGGTTGTTCTGGAAACAAGGGCCCCATTCGCTTTTAGAAAGCCGGTCGGGGCCGAACGGTTGTTCGCTAAAAACAAGATGCTCCCCGCAGGAACGGGGTTTACTGGGATTCCAGCCTCCTCCAGTGTATTATTCACCCATGCAGACCCGTTCCATTTCAGAAGTTCTCCGGCAGTGTTGCCAGTGATGAGCACGTTGGAAAGCCCGTCCAGCGTATGGTTGTGCACATAGTCATTGATGTCCTTCCAGGGGCTCCATGATGCCCCTGCGTTTGACGACACGCGTATCCATATATTGGCCGTGTTGTAGTTCGTGAAAGACTGCCGCAGATATGTCCCGCCTGTGGCTACGTCTACCACGAGAAAGCCACCAACGCCTGCCGCAGGCCAATTTGTGAGTGCAACTGCATTGGCTATGAAGAACCTACCGGCGTCGGTGTACGTATTCGCATCAGTTCCAACCGGAAGCGGGGATGAACCAATCTGACCCAAGCCCTTTGCGGTGGAGGCCCCCACCACTACGTCGTCGGCCTGTGCCGTCCGGATGTCGTAGGGAGCCGAGGCCTTGGCCACCAACTCGGACCAGGCGGACCCATTCCACTTTTCCCACCGCTTGGTCGTCGAATTGAAGCGGATGGCTCCGGACGGGATATTCTCCGCTGTGGATGCGTCCAAGCCCTTCGCCAGTTCCGCGATGTTCTCCCGGATGAACTGGAGCAGTGTTGCGTATGCGTCGGTGTTCACCGGCTTGTTGAAGTCTCCTGCCATGTTACACTCCCTTTGCGCTCCACGACGCCGTGCCGTTCACTCTGACCCCTGCGGCGTTGTAGAGCAGGATTTTGAATCCGGTCGGATTCGGTATGTCGGAAAAGTCGTAAAGCCCGTAGACGGCAGTTCCCCCGGCCTTCGGGGTCACGGTGATGGAGTTCACATCCGTGAACGCGATGTTGAAATTCACCTGGGTCCCGCCGGAGTCGGCGGCCAGGCAGTCGGCCATGCCTGCGTCACTGATCGTCTTCTTTGCCAGCTTGATGTTGAGGCGCGTGATCTTCAGGAGGTCGTTGCCTCCTCCGTCCGGGGTGAACGTCAGCGTGACAAGCACGTACTGGAAGTTCGTCGAGTAGGCCTCGAACACGTTGCCCAGGTCGGTCCATGCGTCCCCGGAGAGCTTCTTCACCTTGATGTTGCAAGCCACGGCCACGGACCCGCGGAGGGCTTCAGATGTCGGGGTGACGGAAATCTTCGTCGCCGCGATGACTCCGCCGAAGTCGATCTGCTCCTGATACGTGGCCGAGGCCGGCGTGGGCTCCAGATAGTCGTCGTACCCGGCGTTGATCTGCGCCTGGGGCGAGGCCCAGGCGTTGGTTGTGAAGTGTCCCTCCCATGTCTCCGTGGGGTTGACCGGGGCCAGAAGGTAGCCGTCCTGCAAAATGCAGTTTGTTTTTGTGCCCCCGAAGGCGGATTCCTGATTGTAGTCGAGGACGTAGTCCGGGGGCGGGTTGACGATGACCGAGATAGCCCGTTCCGGCCCGAAGTTTCCTGCGGTGTCAATCGGCGCGACCCAGTATTTGTAGGTTCCGCCAGCAGACTCGAAGATGGCAGAGAACTCGGCGGCGATCCGACCGATGACAGTCGCGGCCGCCCAGGTGGAGCCCCTGCGGACCTCGTATTCGAGGATCTGGAAGGACCCGAGGGCGGGCTCTGTCCACCGAAGCAGGACGTTATTGTCGATGACCTGGGAGGTCATCGAGGCAACCTGGCCCGGGGCGGTGATTGTCAGCGACTCGGACCCGGCGGCCCCCACATTCCCGGCCGCGTCGATGGCGGCGACCCAGTAGGTATAGGCCCCGGCGGTGGGGCCAGGAACGCGGATTGACCGCGTCTTGGCGCGCCCAAGGACGGACCCGGCGTCCCAGGACGCCCCGACCCGGATCTCGTATTCCAAGACGGGAAACGACCCGGTTGCCGCGGCCCAGGAAACCGCAACGTCTGCCCCGGAAACGGCCACCGCTACGGCCGGCGCGGATGGCGCGATGATCGTGACCTGACCGTGCGCGGCGTTGAGGGACTGCTTCCCGATAACGTCCTCGGCCTTGACCCAAAAGTCATGGGCCCCGGCTTGCATGAAGGGGTGCAGGTACTTGGACGCCTTGCCCCGGTAGACGTTTGCCCCGGCGTCCCAGGACGCGCCCAGGCGGACGGTGTAGAGGGAGAGGTCCAGGACGGAAACGTCGGGCCAATCAAGCATGACGCCCGTGTCGATGGCGGCCGCGTTGACGGCAATCACATCCGGCGGTGGCATCGTCTTACCCACGGCCGTGTGGGTGACGGTCGCCGTCCAATCGCTGGTGATGCCATTGTCCCTGGCGGTGCGGAGCCTGATCTCGTAGGCCTGGCCGTCATTGACGGGGGCGATGTAAACGTGCGGGTCATTGCTCCTGGCCGGGGGGAGGGCTTCCCATGTCTCGGCCCCGACCTCGCGGTAGTGCGCCTGGACCCAATACTCGCCCGTGTCGTTACTGCTCGGGAGGCTGAAGGCCACCTGAATCCTGCTTGTCAGTGAGCCGTCCGGGTTCTGGAGGAGGACTCGCTCGTCGGAGCGGATGACGCCGACAACGGGCTTTGCTGGTTTCTGTATGACGACCTTGTACGGCCGGGAGACATTCGTGTCGAAGGGCGGGACTGTCCCGGCCCCTGCGTCAAAGATGGCCGGAGCGTAGTCCACGGCGACGATCCGGGCGGTCAGGTTGTCCCCAGGTTCGATGCCCTTGACGATGAGCTCCGTGGACTCCTGGCCAAGCTCCCCGAAAAGGAACAGATCGCCCTTGGTCGGGACAGATCCGGTTCCCGTGAGGGTCAAAACTGTCTGGTAGCCCTCGGCAAATTCCACGCCGCGGAGGATCGTAGCACCTGTCTGTGTGCGGAAGCGTACGACGTAGTCCTTTCCGTCCACCATCTGGCACGGTTCGTCCACGGTGACGGTCTGGCCATCCACGGCTTTAACGCGCCCGCTGGCGCCGCCCCAAAGCGGAACATCGTGGGTCACGCGGATGAGGTCGCCGCGAGTGCAGACGATGTGCTCCATGTCGGCGTAGAACTCGTACTCCTCCGGGCGGAGCTTGGCGCATGCGTAGTGGTATCTAGCCAGCCTCCAGACTTGTGCCTGGTTTGTCACCCCGGGCAACTCCAGTGCCTCGAAATCGGTGGCCGTCGATTCGTCGTATCCATCGGCGTACACGATACGCTCGTCGCTCTGGTAGCCCTGCTCCTCGTTGATGAAGCGGACGCGCCAAGCGTGGGGGAGCCTGGGGAGCCTCTTCGAAAACCTGAACCCCCAGGAGTTGCGTGGGCTGAAGTGCTGGACGATGGTTGTCCGGGGCTCGTCGACGACCACGGACCACTTCCCGTCAGGACGGGCCACGCTTGCCCTGCCTGCGGAAGAAATGTCCCGCAAGGTTTCGAACACGGAAGCAGTGAAATCGTGGTATCGGTTATATGAAAAACCATTCACGCGGCAGAAGTCGTGCCAATAGGCAAGTTTGTCGAGGTCTAGCTGACTGTCAGGAACGGCTCGTGCGTTTGCGGGGTGCTGGAGAACGTGACGGAATATGCTGGCGGGGTTGTTTGTCTGGCGCCTCACCCAAGAAGATGTCTCCGTGTCCCAATCGAGGCAAATTGAAATGGCGTCCACGTTGAACTCATCTATGGCGCCATTTAGTTGGCCAGTGGCCCTGGCGCGAACGGAAACCGTCGATACCGGGCTTTTGGTCCTCACGGGAGTTGAGTAGCGGATGGCTCGGAGTGTAGTCCACCAAGACGCATCGAATATCTTGTCGGTCGTCGAGTCTGCGGTGACTCTGTATAGTCGCACTTCATAGATAGCCCGCTCCGGAGGTATGACCTTGAATGACCTGTGGATGGCGTTGGTCTGCTTCCCCTCGATGGAATAATTCCCAAACGGAAGTGTTCCGCTGGCCATGTGCGCAAAGTCTCCGGATATGGTCCCGCCAGACCCATCTCCAGCGTAATTGCGGTAAGACACGTCCAGCCCGGTAGCCCCGCTCGGGAGCAGGGAAACCAAGTTCGAAAAAGAAGAGGACCCGTTCCAGTAGAACGTGGCTATCCCGATATGTGCCGATGTATAATTTGAGTTCCCGGAGACAAATTCAAATTCGCCCGTGGATTTGACCATGCGGATGGTATAATTTCCGCTCTTTGGCAGTCCCCAGATGTTCGACATGACGGACTGGGTCCCGGTGATGTCGGTCCACGCGCTGTCACCAAGTTTGCGATACTGCGCGTTCAACTCCACTGTCCTCCGCAGTTTGCTCCCGGAATCCGAATATTCAACGAGGCCCTGCGGAAAGGCGATGTCAAAACTGAACTCGTCACACGCATCCTCGGTGGCCCTTACCTGCCATCCTTCGGAGTGCTTGAGCTCTATAGAAAGTTGCTGCTCTGATACGTCGTTTGAATAATACTTCGGCTTTGTTGCGGCCGTGGTGTTTGCAATGTAGCCGACCTGCATTTCTTCGTACAATCTGACTTCCGTCTCTCCAATCCGAAATTCGGATAGCATCTCCATGCCGCTGTAACCCAAAACAAAAATCTGGCGCACGTACTGGTCGTTTTTCGATAGCTCCGTGTACGGCCGTCCGCCCTGGGGCGGCACGATGCGGTGACGGCCGAGCAAGATGGGCACGGTTCCGAAAGGGTTCAGGGTATTGCGGGCCCCGGAGATGGAGTAGGTCGCGGAGTCCTTTTCCGATGTGGTGCTCGGAAGGCTCGGCAGCTTGACGGGCACAAGCGCGTTGATGGCCAGCATACCCACCGCTGAAATGCCCGCGGCAATTCCGGCCGACATGAGTGAGCTTCCGGTGGTGAGGGCCCCGGTTGCCGTATAAGTAGCGAAGTTCGCCAAATAGTATTGCTGTGTGAGAACGGCGACCGCGATGACCGCGATGGTCAGGATGATGCGAAGCGCACCCTTGTCACCGCCTCCTCCGCCCTGGGGCACGATGCGATAGGCCACGATCTCGCCGTGGCCCGGGATGACCTGGCCCCACTCTTCCCTGGGGACGTATCTGTCGCCTACGTAGGCATGTCCGTGGCCCCGGAGCGAGGCCGGCACGTTCATGCGGTCCAGGCCCCTGGCGATGATCTCTTCCAGGGTCAGGCCAACCGGTACGGCGTCATCAAAACGAGTGGGCCGAAAGGGGTGCGGGCATCCGTGGACCTTAACGAGGTTCGGCATAACGATATATCCCCCGGAATCTTTTTGACCAGGCTACGCCCCGGTAGCTTTCGATAACAGCCCCGGGGCCTTTGAGGATGTGGAGCATACGCCCCGGCTCGGTAACAACGCCAACGTGGCAGGGGTATCCCTGAAGCGCCAGGAGAACGGCGTCCCCGCTTCTCTCCGTGCCATCAGGTACTTCGCTCCAGGGCGAGGACTCCACCTCCTGGCCGATGAGTTCGGCGAGGTCCCTGCGCGCGTCCGGTGCCGGATACTCTCCTATGTAGCTCGGAACCGCAATCCCAAACACGTCGCCGTAGACGATACGAAGAAGCCCCCAACAGTCGCAGCCGTCAAGCGTGCGCCCGAAGGCAAGGTAGGGCGTTCCGATGTAGCGGTTCCACCACATCAGAACAGCCCCGGAAACTGGCCCGGGGTGAAGACCCCGGCCGGGAAAGGTTCGAGGACGAGGAGGTCGATGGACAGGGTCCCGGAAATGGTCATGATGTCCCCGTCGATGTCCGAGAGGTCGAAGCCTGGAAATGTCGTCTCGATGATGTTCGGAGTGGACGCCATCACAAGGTCGATCGTCACCGATGGCGGGGAGTCGAGGGCCCTGACGGCCGCCGTGAGCTCCCGGGACACGTTGTCCACGGAAATCTTGGCCCTGGGCGCCGAGTCCTCGAAGTCGCTCGGGAGCGAGATCTGGAACGGCAGAAACGGGTAGCTCACGCCGTTGGAAACGGTCCCATAGATGACCTCGGCGTCCGTAACGGAAAGGCGGGTTGTCGGGTCCGAGGACACCCGGATGGGCGTTGTCAGCGTGCTGTGTGTGATGGTAATGAGCAGGATCGGGTAGTCGCCCGTGTCCTCAGCAAACATGGCCCGCAGGGCGGTGGAGGATAGTGCCCGACTCACGGCAGGACCTCCAGTGTCATGGAGGCGCGCCAGCGAAGCGGCCCCTCGGGGGTGAACTTCACGAGCTCCTTGTCGCTCGGCACGATCCGGCACTCGATTGTCGCCCCTGTCCTGGGGTGTTGCCACTCAAAGCGGAGGGCCCCGCCCATAAGCGTCGTATTGGCGAAGGTGTCAAGGTCCGCGGCCTGGGAGGCCGTGAGCACGAAGTTTGCCGTTATCGGGTACGGTGCGGCGGCGGATCTCCTGCGGGCCTTGGCTGGCCCGATGTCCATGCTGGTTCGCAGGACGTTGTTCGGGGCGGCGTCCGAATATCCATCCACCAGGGGCCGGATGGGCAGTGTCGCGGGCCAAATGATAGCCATGCTTTATCTCCATGTGAGGGCGGGGCTCAGGTTGTAGCGGGAGCGCAGGGCCCTGTCAGAAGCGGAGCCATGACGGGCCAAGTTCTTACCACTGATTTCGTCGATAACGACCTCGATGGATTTTCCACCGCGGCCGTCGTCCTTGGTAGTGGCCGTAGCCTTGGAATTCGGGGCGTAGTTGTGGATCACCACATTGACCTCGCCTCCGGTGGACACCCCCCGGCCATGGGGCACAATCGTTCCATCCACGCCGGGCATGAAGTATTCCATGCCCATCTCACCTACGCGGTACATCCGACCGGCTTTGACGGACCCACCGGCAGCGCGGCCACCCCACCCGCCGATGCCCTGCATAGCGGAGTAGGTTCCGGCGCCGCCTCCAAAGAGGCTTCCCAAATCGAAGCCGCCGAGGGCCTGGGCGATTGGACCGAGAATCTGGCTGCGGACAAAGAGGCGAACAAGGTCCGCGATCATGGAGTCGATAAGGCTGGAAAAGTCCAGCTTTCCGGTCTGCACGAAGCTGACAAAAGCGTCCTCCATGC